TAGAGGAAGTTGTTGTTGCTTTCGCGCCAAAAATTTTTTCACTCCTTCACTCAAAGGTTGTCCAGGAACAACAGTCAGATTTGGCTGACTCCAAGAGGAGGTATCCACAGGAGTATTATCCGTTAAACTATATGCCGACGATTCGCCGTAATTAATGTTGGCACCAGTAAAGCCTTCTTTGCCGCTGGTGGACACCGATGCTTCTTTATGAGCTACGCTGTGTTGCGAACCTGCGACATTTTGTGTGGCTAAATTAGTATTAGCCTTGGCCTTTTTAACGGCGACTTTTTTTTTGTTATCAAAACTTTCCATAATTCTATTCATATTGCAACACCCCCCAAACAAATGACCTACTAAAATTAAATAAACGACGCCAATTAAAATTAAAACTTCAAGGTTTAATTTATATCCAAAAATTGTGATATCCATATTATACATATTTCATAGATAATAATTTTCCGTTATTGTTGTCTAAAAATAAGTCAATCGCTGCGTTATAATCGTAAAATAGAACATGTCCAATGATAAAAGTTTTGGTATCGGTTAATAAATGATATAATTCGGCGGGTTTTCTCTCTAGTTTTGATTTATAAAATGCATCTAAAGTAAGAGTTGATAGTCTCCTATTTTCTTGGCAAATAACTAAATTAGGTCCCCCTTCCACCACTAGATTTTCGCCTAAATTATATTCAAATACATCCGTTACATTCGCCCCATTTATTTTAACCACACCATAGACACTCGCGCCATTATCAAGAATATCGCCAACATCTATATCCTTTATTTCTTTATACGCGCCATTTTTCAATTTAATCTTGGTGTCACCGTTGAATCCGCCATCCATACAAGTATGTATGTCTTTTAAACCGCGTATAGGAACTACTCCGTTCTTTTGGATAGCGGTGAATTGACTATCCAGATAAACTTCGTCCCAATCGGTAAAAACACAATCATTTATGTTTATCACCTTTTTACTAGTATTCAAACAATATAAATAAGCTTTCTCATAAACAGGCACCATTTTAACCGCTTCTGGGTGTTTTGAAACACAAATCCATTTATCTTTATATAGAACAATATGGGAATCAGACACAGTAACTCCATGTAAGTTATATAATTCGGATCCTTTTGTCTCTACCTTCATACAAGCGGTTACTTCATTATCGTCAGCCAATTTCTCTCCCACTCGAATATCCACAATTCTTTTTTCCGTTCCATCATTCATTGTAATAAGTGTGTCTTCGTCAAAACATTTAACCTTTGGTATTTTAAAATTGGTTTTGACATGTAACACGTCTACCATAAATGCCAGTACAATCGCCAATGGTATTGCGATAGCAACAAAAATAACCGTATTTGCAATAGCCGCACCCCAAGTAAACGGCACTACCCAAAATACCGCAATCATGGTAGCAAGAGCTACTAAAATAGATATAATAAATTGTGCAATCGCTCCCATTAATGATTTGAGCGTGTAATATGAACCTAACAAGGTATACAAACCTGCAGTCAAAATCCCTTGTATTTTACTCATTAAATCTTTAAAACCAATAATTATTTGCTGTAACGGAATTGTAAAATTCATGATTCTACCCATAATTTCTTGACTCACCTCCTGCGCCATCGTTCTCACTTTGTTAAACATATCTCGAATCGATTGTATATCACTGGATACTTGTTGCGCCATATTATTAAGCATACTGGTAACAAATGTTAATGGTTCAACCGCAAATCCAGTAATACTAGATAAAGTATTTTGCATACAATAATTAAAGTTTTGATAGGTATAATCGCTGGCAGAAACTCCTTCCGGATGAGTGATAAACCCTGCAATGGGCAATATATTTGGTTTACATCGTTGATTCGGCCAATCGTCGATAATTGGCTGAGCATTAATCATAATAAAACAATACGATATCAGCAAACATAATATAATAGTTATTATAATACATAATATCACCGAGCCTCCATATTGGTCAAAATATGTCAATTTCTCATACATTTTTTTTATATTTTGTAAATCTGGTTTATCCATATAGTATATTCGTAAAAAAGAATTCGCATATTTCATTTATTTTATTGTTTTCTGGTTTTCTGGTTTTCTGGTTTTCTGGTTTTCTGGTTTTCTGGTTTCCTGGTTTTCTGGTTTCCTGGTTTTCTGGTTTCCTGGTTTCCTAGATTCATAATCTAAAATTCTTCACATAATGGTCCTCCCAATCCCAGAAAACCTCGTCTCCAATGGGTATTTTATGAGTATTCGTAATTAAACAACTAAACCAATCCGTTTTCTCATCAGATAATTCTGATTTGGAATAATATTCAACGTTAATAAATTTGTGAATCGCATTATCAAACACTAGATGCGAGCCTGTGACATAAATATCTTCGCCACGCACACCAGCATTCGGTATTACATATAATGGCACCCTTTCTCTCTTATTGTCAATTCTCAATACAGATTCTACAATGGACCCATCTTCTAAAACATCTCCTAAATCAATATCTTTCATATATTTTACGGAACCGTCTTTTAATGTAACATTGGTATTGGGATGAAAACATTTCCCTAATGCTCTCACCATTTGACCAGGAGGACCATTCCAGGTGCTATTCATTGTTTTTATACTTCCATCCAAAATATACATAAAACTCACCATAATGCCGATGGTTTTTCCAATTAAATCTTTAATACCAATGGTAATACGTTGAAATTCAATCACTAAATTCAGAAACACGCCGAATACCGATTGAATAATATTAGAGAAGAAAGTTCGTATTTTATTAAACATGGCTCGAATGCTGTTAATTTCGTCCATAAAACTACCAAGCATAGTGCCGAGTGAATTGGTAACAAATGTGATGGGCTGCAATAAGTATCCCATATAATTTGTTTGCATAGATTGAACACAATAAGTAAAATTCTCTTCTAAATTATCTGCTAAAGGCATATACATTGGATTGCATCGGTATAGTGGCCAATTTGCTTTTATTTCGGCGACCTGACTATAATAAAATACACCAGCAATATATATTGCGAATGCTAGATTTACATATAAAAAATTTAACCAGTTTTTCCCAGAAGGCATAACTTATATTATAAATATAAAATTATTGTTGCAAATAAGTTTATATTCCATAGGCTCTATCTCAATATTTTCTATAAGTGCGGCCTTTTCTGCTTTTATTACGTCTTATACTACGTCTTCTAGTACGTCTTCTAGTACGTCTTTTACCGCCACTCATACAGCCCCATACCCAATCCGGATTTCCACCCTTTCGTCTTTTCGTCCCCCCACCCATTTTCGACGCCTGTGCATCATATACAGAGTTCGCGGCCATTTGTGTAGAGGTTTGTGCGTTTCCTTGTATTTGATTATTTGGATTGGTTCCAGGTCCACCTTGTGGTTCATAAGGAATTTGTAATTGCGGCACAGGAATAGAAGATGCCCCGCCACGATGTTTTTTGTTTTTTCTCTTGATTTTACCTCCAGCCATTGCAGAATTCGCGGCCGCTTGCGCTTGTGCTTTATTTACAGCGGCAAGTCTAGCAGAATCCGCAGGATTTGATCCCACCATCGCCTTTGTCGTTGGGTATATCATCCCTGGTACATTTTGATTAGAATTACTGGTAGACATCTATATATTATAAAAATAAATAAAAATAAAATACAAAATAAATAAAAATAAAATACAAAATGCATTTTTTGTGTTTAAAGCTTAAATAATTATTATTGTATACATATAATGGACGATAATCAGCGATTACAATTGGCGAATATGATTAAGGCTAATAATGTAGAAGACCAAACCGAATTAATACGCAATTTAAGACATAGTCAGGTTTTACGAAACGAAGTAAACAATATGATTCTATTAAAGGCTAAATATAGAGGCGACGACGAAAAAATTTATAATGAATGTGTAGATGAATGTAACTTTTTGTTTACATATTACACTGATATTTTCAATAAAATTAGAAAAAATGAAATCGACATTGGTATTTTAAATAAATTTCTAGATGTCTTAAGACGAATTGAAGAAGGCGAATTGGACCAACACGAAGGGTCATTTTTAGTAGGAACCATATTAAAAGAATTATATGTAGATAGTGCTCTTAAGAAGGCCGAAAAATTAGACGAATTAGCAGAGAAAAAGGAGGAACCAAAAAAAGCGGAAGTAAATATATCATGGAGTCAATTCAAGAAAATGGGTAAATAAATTACGTCGAATTTCGTCTTTAACGTATAGTATTTTCTTTCGAATACACTCGCTACTACAACACATTAAATCCGCCACTTCACTATTACTACGTATGCTTTTCATATAAAAATCATATTTATATTTCATAATCCGTTGATGTTCTATGTCGAGATTATGTATAATAGTCCAAACTGCCGCAAACGTTGAAAATTGGCCGCTACCTTGTAAACTGCAACGATGACTATTTCTTTCATATAGATAGTCATCATTTCCTACAAATGTAGTCTTTAGTAGTGTACTATATGTTTTTCTGTTGTCTTTCTTCCATTTCTTAGACAAACGGACTTTTTTGGGTAAAATAGTTAGTGGATGTAAATCGGTTAGACCCATATGTAGTTGACCTTTTACGTATAATTTCATATGATTTACAAACGGATAATCTGGATTATAATTTTTGATTGCCATCAATAATCCTTTGGAAGCATATAATTTTAGTTCGGCGAATTTTATATTTTTGCACTGTGTATAATGGTGTTGTCGAAATTCATACGCAATATCAAATGCTTTATATCTATAATGTTGATACAATATTTCCGAAATTTTATTTACCATATAGTCCGTTTTATGAGGATGACGCAATATTGTTTTGATTAGACCCATTTGATTATTTGTCAAATATTGTAACGCATATGTCTTCTTCATACATAGAAAAAGGCAAGTGAAAATAAAAATAGATACCAGTAGATTCATACTATATTACTCGTCACGAAATTTTTATATTATTTCAAAAATACATAAATGTATCTCTCTATATTCTATATATATTTATGCCAAAAAAATACACAACATCTACGACTCTTATCATAGTTGAGTCTCCTGCCAAATGTAAAAAAATAGAAGAATATTTGGGCCCTGGTTATAAATGCGTTGCCAGTTATGGACACTTACGCACCATCTCTTCTCTCAAACATATTGATATTGAAAACAATTTTAAGCCAACCTATAGTGTTATTGACGAAACAATAAAGAAAAAACAAATAGAGATTCTAAGAAAGGAAATCAAAAATGCAGACGAAGTTATACTGTCGAGTGACGCTGACCGTGAAGGAGAGATGATAAGCTATTCCATCATAGAATTATTTAAACTTCCATTAACTACCAAGCGTATTATATTTAATGAAATCACCGAGACCGCACTAAAAAACGCAATAAAAAATCCGAAAACAATCGACATGAATATTGTCCACGCTCAACAAGCGCGTCAAATATTGGATATACTCGTCGGATTCAAGATTTCCCCTACATTGTGGAAATGTGTAGCCCAACCAAAGGGAAAAGAGAATGCCCTAAGCGCAGGACGATGTCAAACACCAGCACTACGTTTGATTTATGATAACGAACAAGATATTAAATCATGTGAAGAGAGAAAAGTATACAATGTTACAGGTTATTTTACCAATGCAAATTTGCCGTTTGACCATAGTCCTCAAGGGAAGTTTGAGTCAGAAGATGACATTACGGATTTTTTAGACGGATGTGCCGATTTCTCTCATATATACACTTGCTCACAACCAGCAAAAGTGTTGAAACAACCCCCAGAGCCATTTACTACATCTAGAATACAACAAGTGGCCAGCAATGAACTACATTATTCGCCAAAAGAAACCATGCGTATTTGTCAAGTGCTCTATGAGGGAGGTTTTATTACATATATGAGAACCGATTCGAAGACATATAGCGGTGAGTTTTTGGATACGGTAAAGTCATATATCTTACGCAATTATACTGAAGGAGAGAAATATATTGGCGAAAACATAGATGCATTGACCAGCGGTTCGCCTGTAAGTAAAAAAAAGAGTAAAAAGTGTGGTGCATCTGGCAAGGACACGGCCGCAGACGACCTTCGGCAAGTCACCGACAGCCTTCGGCAAGTCACCGACAGCTTTCGGCAAGACGCAGACAGCCTTCGGCAAGAAGCGCATGAAGCAATCAGACCAACCAATATTTCTCTCGACGATCTCCCAGAAAAACTAGACGCAAAATTCGGTTCCAAAGAGCGCCGAATGTATAAATTAATTTGGACCAATACATTAGAAAGTTGCATGGCCGCAGCATCGTTTCATTCTGTTACGGCAAATATTTCGGCTTTTAACAATACGAAATTTACCCACACATGCGAGCTTATATCCTTTCCAGGATGGAAAATAGTCGAGAAAAAATATTCGACAGATAACAATGAATTTCATTATTTACAACAAATAAAACAAAACGCACCCATTCCATATAAAAAAATTTATGCAAAAGTAACGATAAAAGGTTCTAAACATCACTATACAGAAGCACGATTGGTACAGCTTCTAGAAGAAAGGGGTATTGGCAGACCATCCACCTTTTCTTCTCTCGTCGATAAAATACAAGAACGCGGATATGTAAAAAAGGAAGACATTAAAGGAAAGGAAATTATTTGTAAAGATTTTGAATTAGAAAACGACGAGATTTGTGAAATCGAAACCAAGAGAGAATTCGGCAATGAAAAAGGGAAATTGGTCATACAACCACTAGGAGTAATTGTAATGGAATTTCTTGAGAAACATTTTAACGATTTATTTAATTATAATTATACGAGTAAAATGGAAGAATCACTCGATAAAATTGCAAAAAACGAACAAATATGGTTTGAATTATGTAAAAAATGTAATGATGAAATAGATTCTCTCTTGGAAAAAATAAAGGATGAAACAAAAATAGAATACAAAATCGATGATAACAATACGTATTTAATAGGGAAATACGGACCAGTGATTAAATGTGTAGAAGAAACCAATGACGGCAAAGAAGAAATTAGTTTTAAACCAGTGCGTAAGGATGTAGACATTAAACATCTTGAAAAGGGCGATATTACCCTGGAAAATTTAATTGATACCAATAAAACTGCGAAAAATCAGTATATTTTAGGTCAATATAATGGGCACGATGTTATTTTAAAAAAGGGCAAATTCGGTCTTTATATAACTTGGGGGGAAAACAGTAAAACCCTAAAAGAACTCGGTAATAGACCTATAGAAAATATTGGTTTCGATGAAGTAAAGAAATACTTGGAAGAAGGCAGTAATTTAATTAGAGAGATAAACGCCAATATGTCAATACGGAAAGGCCCCAAAGGTGACTATTTATTTTATAAAATGCCAAAAATGAAAAAACCGCAATTTTATGACATTAAAAGTTTTTCACAAGAAACAGGCGAAGACTATAAAATATGTGATATTACTATTTTAAAGTCATGGATTTCAGACAAGTATCAAATATAGAAAGACCAACCAAACACCAACCAAACACCAACCAAACACCAACCAAACACCAACCAAACACCACCCTAACGCGAGATTAATGGTGGGTATGTGACACTTTTGGAATTTCTCAGCATTTGAGGCATTTGTAGTGTAAATTCAATGACGAAACTATAATTAAACACTCCAAAATTTGCTAATTCCCCGTTATGATATCGAACCTTTATTTTAAATCTTCTCATTCTCTCGGCAGGAGGATAATAAAATTTATACGGCAATGAATCGCGGTCGAACCATTGTGATATAGGCGTGGATGGTATGGCAATTTTAGCAAATGCGGAATTTACAACACCATTTGTTTCATTGGTGCTTAATGTAAAAGAACTTACATTGTAAGGTGAAGTTTCATCTATACAATTATTTCCCTCCAACTCCATATACATATATCCAGGACCCATTAAATTTATTTTATATGTAGCTTCTAACCATTGCACTTCTGAACCAATTAATGTTAAATTTGGTACTAACCAAAATCCGTCATCTCCATATGAAACATCACCATAATAAAATCGGGGAACTATTTTACCATAATAATATGCTATATATGTAGCAGTATTCGTTACATCCGATCCACTAATCGACTGTTGATTACATCTAGTTAGTCCTAGATTTCCAGGCAAGCCCCAATTACTAAATTCAGGCAATTGCGTTCTAGCTCCGCAATATAAATTGTCCACCAACGTATTTTTTATGCTTTGAACTTCGTTTGTCAATAGAAAACCGTCGCATTTATTTCCAAACCATATTTTTTGTCCTACGTTATTATACACAATAACAAAATTAGTATATCCACCTGCTAAAATTAGTTGTTGGTTTGCTTCTAAATAACTAGCCTGTTCTTCAGGGGTTAAAGAAGGATCAGTAGATTTTGCAATAAAATAATTCGTTAATCTAACAGTAACTGCATGATTAAATTTATTCGTCAATTCAGTAGCCATTTGAATAGGATTATAAAACCCTTCTTCAATAATAATTACGAAATTTTCATCTTGATTTAAAAAGAGGCATTCGAACGTTTTGACAACTAATAAATCTGTAATGTCAAAAGCATTTGGATTATAAGGATTATTAATTTTAAAAGTCATAGAAATATTAGAAGTATTAATAGAGAAGGTGCTATAATTAGATGGAAAAGACCAACTAACTAATCGTAAAGAAGCTACATTCAGTAAATCTTCTGGTAATTCAATTTCAAATTCACTTGGATTTGGAAATTTTAATACATCTCTATCTTCAGAATGTATTGAAACATATTTTTTATAATACATATATTCTTGCGAACTAGGTATTATGGGATGAGATGTATTCGTATTAAATTGATTACCTTGGGTTGAATTAAATATGTTACCTTGGTTTGGAAACTGATTCGAATTAAACATACCAGACATTTGCATTATAATTATACTAATTATTTTTTTATATATAAATAATATTAATTATTAAAAAAACAATGGGTACTATTATATATATGAGTAGTGGTAGTTCTATTGCTAATTATGGAGGCAAACATTTAGATAATTCACAATTTATAAAGACATTTAATATTGGCGATGATAAAGGTTTAGCTCTTTGGATTTATAAAAAATTACCAACAGGTTTAAAAGTGCAAATGCCTTACGATACCAAAACGCCGGTGTATATAAACAACGAAGTAACTATAAATAATGATTTACATGTAGAAAAAGATTTATATGTAACAGGTTCTATATTTAATCCATCCGATATAGTCCTTAAAGAAAATATTGAATCAATATCCGTAAAAAAAATGCGTAATTTATTACATTTAAAACCAATAGAGTTTTCGTATAAAACGGATACACATAAACAAAAGCACTATGGCTTTATAGCCCAAGAAATCGAAAAAATCTATCCTGAACTAGTGAAATCCAGTAATTTAAATTACAACCGAATGCATTATAAAAGAGTAAATTATATAGAATTGATACCAATATTAGTAGCCCAGATACAAATTATGCAAAAAGAAATAGATGAACTAAAAGAACAACTAAACTAAAGCAACAACTAAACTAAAAGAACAACTAAACTAAATGAACAACTAAACTAAAAGAACAACTAAACTAAAGCAACAACTAAACTAAAGCAACAAATTATAATATATATTTTATAATTATATATTATATGGCAGATTGGTATTCTAGTATATATAAAGGTTTCATTATTGCTGGAATGATAGCATTTACTATAGGGTTTTTAACACAAGGAGAGACATCTTTAGGCGCATATATGTCTGGTTATTCCGTATTAATTTTAGGTATTATGATGATATTAATAGTTTTATTTAATAATATATTAAACATATCACAAGGAAACTCTACTTTTCAATTATTATACACGATTTTATTGGCTACAGGACCATTTCTATTAATGTTAGGAGTTATATCCTTCATTCTATATTTATTAATAACGTATAAAGAAAACATCATAAATAATCGTGTTACAAGTGAATACTACTCATTTACTAACATAAATGTAATATTGTTGTTATTGCAATTATATTTAGTGTATACAAATATTACAACAGAAAAATTTATAACAACAGGTAAAATTTCAAAAGTCACGTCCAGTATAATATATTTATTAGGGGTTTTAGGAATAATATGCTCTATCATTTTATTTACAATTTTGAAATATTTTACAACGGATGGATTCAAACCAATTAGTCCACTTTAATAAATTTATAAGTTAAACCATAATTGAGTTGTGTTTCCCATATTCCAGAAATTTTCATGATAAATGAGCAGACACTCTTATTAGAAATATCTGAAAAAACTTTAAAATTACCGTTTTTAAGCTGTTCATATATTTTAAATTGTGGTATTTTTTCTTCGATAGCACAATTTTTGAGTATATCTTCTTCAATGATTTTAATATCATTGATCAAGTCTTTATGAGTATGTACATTAAAAACACATTTGAATTTGTTATAATATTTTTCACATGTTAAGTCATTTAATGTAATTAATAAGTAAATTCCATTAAATACTACATTATTGGTAGAATATAATATTCTAATAAAATTACCTTCATTAATAACATTGTTTTTGATTGGTTCGCAAAAAAAAATATTTTTTTTGTCATATTGATCAATTCTTTTTACTATATTCATGTACAAGTATTACTATATTAGTAGACGTTGTTTTTAAACTATAACAATATCAGTTTAATATTTTTATGCTAACGGAAAACACCGAATAGAGAATACCGAATAGAGGATACCAAATAGAGAATACCGAATAGAAAGCATCTAACAGAAATATTATATATTTGGTTTATAATAGAAATAAAGAATAATCATTACTAATAGTAATGAAGTTTTTTGAAACCCATTTTGAAGAATATATAAATGAAAACGCTCTAATAAATATACACCCAAAAATGGATAAAATATATGATAGATTTCCAAATTCAATTAAAAATATGAGAAATGTTATTTTTTATGGGCCAAGCGGAACAGGTAAATATACCCAAATGTTAAAATCTATAAAAAAATATAGTCCAACTGAATTAAAATATGAGAAAAAACTATCTCTAACCTATAATAAACAACAATATTTTTTTAAGATCAGCGATATACATTATGAAGTAGACATGTCATTATTGGGTTGTAATTCAAAACTATTTTGGCATGAAATATATCAGCAAATTATAGATATCATATCAGCTAAATCAGAAAAATCAGGTATTATAGTATGCAAATATTTTCATGATATACACAGTGAATTACTAGAAAATTTTTATAGTTATATGCAAAAAAATAATATTTCAACTATAGATTTAAAATTTGTAATCATTACCGAAGAAATTAGTTTTATCCCAGATAACATACTCAAATGTTGTGAAATAATTAATATAAGCAGACCTACTAAAACGTTATACTCCAAGTGTATTAAAAATAAAACACCTATTAAAATAAAAACTGAAAACATAACAAATATTAAAATTATTCATCTAAACGATGAAGATTTGATGATACAATACCGAATCATTTGCAATAAAATTATAAGCAATATAATAAACATTAACGATATTAGATTTCTAAAATTTAGAGATATATTGTATGATATATTTATTTATAATCTTGATATAAGTGATTGTATTTGGTATATCATTTTTTCTCTAGTGGAGCAAAAAAAGATAAAAGAAGAACATTTGTCAGAAATCCTTATTAAAACATATTGTTTTTTTCAATATTATAATAATAATTACCGACCCATATATCATGTGGAGCATTATTTATTAAATATAGCAAAAATTGTGCATTCCATATAGAGGATCGCAATTACAAATGTGTAAAAGAATCTATGGTCTCCAGGGCCACCTACTACGCGTAGTATTGGTCACATTTCGATTATAAAATTTGTAGTTTCCAAGGTACAGGTTCATTGGCGCAGGTATCGTGTTGTTTGCCTGTGCAACGAAAAAAAAATTATTGTAAGTATTTGATATACCACGAGTATAAACAATCGCACTGGTATGAATAGCCATTGTATATACTATACAAATATTATAATGTTACAATATACTAGTAAAACTTTCCAACGATTAATACTTAAAGTTTATATTGCATTTACACTAGTATATGGATTATAAACGAGCATTTGAAATATTAGAAATAGATTTATCATTTGTTGACTATAAAGATATTTCATTAGAATACTTAAAAAAACAATATAGAAAATTAATTCTTAAACATCACCCAGACAAAAACGGTAATACCCCAGAATCAAATGATAAATTTAAACAAATACACGAAGCATATCATTTTTTGAAACCAGAAATACATAAATTAAACCCGAACATTTTTGACGATAAAGAAGAAGACGATCTAGATTCCTCTATATATGTTAATATATTAAAATGTTTTATGCAATCGGTGTTTGAAGGTAGTTATACAGATTTATTATCTAAAATTGTGAATGATATAATGAACGCAGGAAAAAAAATATCTGTAAGATTATTTGATGACTTGGATAAAGACACCGCGTTACATATTTACACGTTTCTCTCGACGAATCGTTCTATACTTCATCTAAACCAAGAGATTTTGGATTTGATTAGAGATATTGTAGTAAAAAAATATGATAATGTTGAAGTATATAAATTAAATCCAAGTATAAATGATTTGTTAAATAACAATGTATACAAATTATATACAAACGATGAATTATTTTTAGTTCCGTTATGGCATAATGAGTCTTATTTTGATGGTTCTGGCTGTGAAATCATAGTGTTATGTGATCCAGAGTTGCCAGATGGTGTTAAAATAGATGAAGACAATAATATTCATGTGACAATTACTATAAACATTCACGCATTATCTGAAATGATATTCAATAATAAATTGATTGATGTAATCATTGGAGAGAAACACCACCAAATAACCCCTTCAAAATTATATATTAAAAGTGAACAATATTATAGAATCAAAAACGAAGGATTATCTAAGATAAAAAAAGACATATATGATATATCTGAAAAAACAGATATTATTGTTAAAATAAATATGCTACAATGAATACACAAATAGACAGATACACAAATATACAAATACACAAATACACAAATATACAAATACACAAATACACAAATACACAAATACTATGTATTTTTTATAATATACATAATATATATTAGCATGAACACAAGAGTTAGTAATAAAAATAATAAAACTAGAAAAATAACGTCCAAGAAAAATACTATAACTGAAACAAAGACTCCATTTCCAATTGATATTGTTTATACGTGGAAAGGAGAAACAAAATCAACAAATGTTAGATTAGGATATAATCATGAGTTAAAATACAGTTTACGGTCTGTAGAATTATATGCACCATGGGTAAATAAAATATTTATTTTAATGAACAAAAAAAAATACCCCAGTTGGATAAGAGAAAATGATAAAATAGTCGTTGTAGAACATTTAGATACATTTCCGTCTAAAGACTATTTGCCAAACTTCAATTCAAACGCAATAGAAACCACCATTGCAAATATTAAAGGCTTGTCTGAACATTATATATATTTTAACGACGATATTTTTTTAGGAAACAAAACCAAATATACTGATTTTTTTACACCTAGCGGTAAAGCCGTTTTGGATGATTATGCTATAAAAAATACTACAAATATAGTAAAAGATGAAAACAATAATTTACATATAGAATTTCCACCGAGTTCTGATAAGATATACAAACATATTCCTATTCCTCAAATCAAAAGTATTGTATTAGAATTTAACAAAAAATATGCTGATTTTATACATTGGATACGTTTAACAAAAAAAAGAAAAGATAAAGGTTTTGATATATGCGAAAAAAACAATCTTGAATCTCCGTGTCAACAATTACATTATCCAATCGCTAAATTTTTAAACCTAAACAATATGGCTGTTTTTAAAAAAAATAATAGTAAAAATAACACGTATATTCCTAATATAGATCCTAATTTTACAAAAAAATTACAATATCTGTTAGTAAAAAAACCGTTCTTTTTTTGTATAAATGACGTAGAAACGAATCCTGATAGAAAGAAAAAATTATATGAAGAAGTATTAGAATTTTTTAATGCTTATTATCCTACCAAAGCATCTTTCGAAAAATGAGAAAAAATTATATATTTGCATTTTACACAAACATATAATTTTATTTTTTGTATTATTTTGGATTTATTTATTTTTTGTAGTGTTTTGGATTTATTTATTTTTTGTAGTGTTTTGGATTTATTTATTTTTTGTATTTATTTGGCTCCACCTTTCCCAAAGGTGGATGATTTATGCTTCAGCGGTCTTCTTTTTGGATACAACACGCTTTTTCTTTGGTTCTTCAACCGCTACAACTACTGGCTTTGGAGGTGGTAACTCTTCCTCCTCTTCTTCCTCCTCGTCTTCCTCTTCTTCAGAATCTTCAACAATAGTGCTTGCTACAGCTCCATCTAATTCGATATCCTCATCTTCTGGTGGAGGAAGCGCCTTTAATTTTTCAACATCAGATGCCTTTGGTCTTAAGAAACATGTTCCCTCTACAATCGAAGATGTTCTCAATTTTTGAACGATGGCTTGTTTTAAATTCCAAGTAATAGAAACCTTACCATTGACAAACCATAAACCGCCACATTGAATCAAACAAATCACATGTGTTTTTGACTTTATAAAATCAAGAGGAGTTAAATGACTTGGACTTTTCCCTTTTAAGAATAATGGTTTGCCCTCTTCGTCATAAATTTCTGGTTGCCAAACACCTTTCCAGCATGGTATTTTAACAGTAAGAGTAGGAGGCTTATTTAAATCAGGTTCAATACTACCCTTCTCCTTCTTTGGATGTCTCAACATCACGTTAAACTTCTCATCCATAACATCAGAACTAGTAATTGTCTTACCAAACCATTCCTTAGAATATGTTAATGCATCAGCCTTAATTTTTGCTTCAAGATTTCGCATAGAAGTCAAGAACGCTTCTGCATCAGCATTTGAATATTCTTTATTTGGAAATTGTAACGACATAGTAAATTTACCTGTAGGATTTTTAGCTTGGTCTAAACCTTCTTGAGCACCCCATGTTATCATTAATGGGGTTGCAATAGTAAGTGATTCTTTAAAATTTTTATTATATAAATTTACAACTTTTCCACCAGAAGGATTTGCCTTTGGTGCAGAGTATGAGAATAAACTGGTATCAATATTAGTTCCGTCGATTATTGCGGTTGCCATTGTGTTTGTATAGTTTATATATATGATGTATCTTTATATCAATTTTTTTTTTAATTATAAATGTGACTGTGGTCTACGAAACAAAAACTGTCTGCATATTGTGTGTACAAATAAAATATATAAATAAATAAAACAGCTCAAAAAGAAAATATATTATTATAATATATGAACAATACTTTAAAGAAAAATAAAAGTAATGAGACGCTGCTATGTGAATATATGAATGATATTACGAAAAAATGTGAAAAAAATATGCCTGTAGTTAAGAAACAGGTCAAAATAAATGGAGATAATATTATAATTCCTACTATCAAAAATTATGATGATTTATCAAAATATAACTATAATTTATCACAATTGAAAATAATCGCGAAAAATTATAAATTAAAAATTAGTGGGAATAAAAACGAGTTAATTACGCGTGTCTATTCATATTTATATTTTTCATCATACATTATAAAAATTCAGTGTATTTTTCGCGGTATTATTGCTAGAAAATATAAAGAATTGCATGGTCCGGCGGCCATAAAACGCTCGTTGTGTACAAACACTGAAGATTTTGTTTCAATGGAGCCAATAGAAGAAATAGATTTTCATCAATTTTTGAGCTACAAAGATACAGATGGGTTTATTTATGGGTTTGATATTATTTCTCTCCACAATTTATTTTTAAAATCGAAGGATATTGCATCTATTAAGAATCCATATAATAGATCATTAATCCCTGAAACGGTTGTGAAAAATATAAAGTCAATTATCAGATTTAGTAAAATATTAAAAATACATATTAATTTGCACTACGAAGATGATACCCAAAACATATCAAACGAAAAAGCAGTCGAATTAAGAGCGCTGAGTTTGTTTCAAAATATAGATGCATTGGGTAATTATTCAAATTCTCAATGGTTTCTCTCGTTAAATCGAATTCAACTGATTAAATTTATTAGAGAGTTGTCTGATATTTGGAATTATAGAGCTCAAATATCAATGGAAACGAAACGTAATATTTGCCCCCCACATGGTGATTTATTTAGGCATTTAAGTATGTCCTACATTCATACTGAAGAAAATTTATATAACGTTAAAAAAGTTATTTTAGAAATTCTAGAAAAACTCGTGAATAATGGGGTCGATACAGATAGCAAAGCATTAGGGGCGTATTATGTACTTGGGGCATTGACTATCGTAAATGAATCGGCTGCTCTTGCGCTGCCATGGCTTTTTCAAAGTTTCGGATATTTTTAATCCACTACCACCTTATCCACCTTATCCACCTTTGGAAAAGGTGGAGCCAAAGTTCGAGCAAAACCTTATCCACCTTTGGAAAAGGTCCAAAGGGACTGACGTTGCGGAGCCAAAGTGGAGAAAAATAAAGAAAAACAAATAAAACACAAAATAAATTAATTAAATTTATAGGAAAACCCTGGTATTACCATATTATCGTAACAATATATATTATTTGGGTTAAATCACTTAAAAGGTAGTTGTTAGTATATAGTATAATAAGATGCCAAAGAAGACCACATCTAAAACCGAGACTGAATTAGTCGCCGCTCCTGTCGAAACCGCTCCAGTTGTTGTTGAAAAGAAAGTTAAGAAGACCAAGGCCCCAAAGGTTGAAACCGCCACCACAACTGTTACCGAATCTGTTGCTCCTGTCGCCGAAACTGCCGACGTTGAAACACCTCTTGCTGAACAATCCGTAGAGTTCCTTGCCAAATTACAAAATATCAGTGTTCTTATTTCTTCATTAAAGACTGAATACAGAACCCTTGAGAAGAAATGGTCACGCGAAGTCAAGGCAGCCCAAAAGCAATCCTCCAAGAGAAAGAGAAAGACTGGAAACCGTGCTCCTTCTGGATTTGTTAAGCCAACCAAAATTTCCGATGAACTTGCCTCATTTTTAGGAAAGGACAAGGGAACTGAGATGGCACGCACCGATGTAACACGTGAGATTAACACTTATATCCGTGCTCACAAGTTACAAGACAAGGAAAATGGTCGCAAGATCAACCCTGATACCAAATTAGCTGCTCTTCTTAAGTTAAAGAAGACTGATGAGCTTACCTACTTTAACTTACAAAAGTACATGTCTCCTCACTTCGCTAAGGCAGTCAAGGAAGCAACCACTGCTTAATCCATCCACTTTTAGAAAAAGTGGAGCAAAACCACCTTTGGAAAAGGTTGTAACGAAGTAAGAGCCAAATCCGCTTTTAGAAAACAAATAAAAATATAAAAACCAAATAAAAAATATAAAAACAAATAAATCCACTTTTAGAAAAAGTTGTAACGAAGTAAGAGCAAAATATGAAAACCAAATAAAAATAAATTATGTAGTCCAGTTGGACTATATAATTTTTACAACACAACAAAATCAAAAACTTATCATTATATTTTATTCACTTTCCACCGACTGTAAGTTTCTAAGTATTTCAACCTCCGGATAAATATTTTTAAAAGAATCGTAATGACCATGACACCATGGTTTGTGACAAGCAAACGCTATTTCAGAAAACACTTCATCTACACAAAATGTGGTCGCTTTTTGAAATTCAGGTTTTTTTACTTCTATAGTTTCATATTTTTTACTAAAATATAAATCTTCATAGCGAAGGAAAAAGGGCTCGATACTATACCAGTCAATTTTTGAAACAATTTCTAATAATTTACTCTTCTTTCTCAAACTAAACCCTCCATTTCCAATAAAACCACATTGTTTCGTAGGTATATATTCAGTAATCAGCCAAGGGGCGCCTACATAATCATAGTCTAAAAAATCATTCAATAGATGCTTGTTTTGTTTCAATATCATTGAATCGGTTTGAAATACCAAAAATGTATCGCTATCAATGTGGTCGTAAATTATACTTTTGGTAGCAAAAAGCTCACTATAGGAGAGAAGGTCTAAATTGTCAACATACAAATTCACTAATTTTATTCTATCAATTCTATTTTCAAATAAAATATTTAGTTTCGACACGATATTTGTAACGTATTCTACATTATTTTTACCGTGAAAAAAAACGATATTCCAATCATCCGTTAAACATTCACACACATTGTTTAATACAAATTCAATTGCTTTATGTTTACGTGGTTCAATTATAATAGCAGTATATTTAGATGACATTATAGTAGGAAATGATATTATTTTTAAATTCTAATATTATATAATATTTATCTATTGTATAATGAGTAAAGAATTGGCTATTTATAAAAAATATCGCATTGCCGAATTACAAAATATTTTTAATATAAATGTCATGCGTTTATATAATACATTAGTAACAAATGTTAAGAATGTACAAAATTCGTTTCAAACACTAAGAATAAAACAAAACAACATCAATAATTTAATCAATCAATATAATACAAATGTGAACATATTGACGACCGAATTAAACAAAATCATTCAAAAGATTCAAAATTTTATTCCAAAACAAATATCAACAAACAAAAACAAAAAGGCCCTATTAATCGGTATAAATTATACAGGAACACAAAATGAATTAAATGGTTGTATCAATGACGCAAATGTCATAAAAGAGAGAATATCTAACAAAGGGTTCAATAATATTACATTAATGACCGATTTAACGAATAAAAAAGCGACAAGGTCAAATATATTAGAAGAATTTAAAAACTTACTAGCCAATTCTCAAGAAGGAGATTTACTATTTTTTTTATATAGCGGTCATGGAACCTATTTAATAGACAAGAATAATGATGAAACCACTGGTTATGACCAATGCATCGTTCCATGTGATTTAAATATAATAACCGATGATGAGTTAAAAACGCTCATTCAAACCTATTTGAAACCAAATGTCACCTTATTTGCAATGTTTGACAGTTGCTTCAGTGGTTCAGTATTAGATTTAAAATATCAATATATGGACAGTTTAAATTATGATAATTACAGTGAAAACAATAACGAATTAGAAACCAATGGGAATGTATTTATGATAAGTGGATGCACTGATTATCAAACCAGTGCAGATGCAAACATCAATAATAAAGCGAATGGAGCGATGACGTGGTCATTTTTAGAAGCACTCAAACAAAATCCTAATTGTTCTTGGAGAGAATTGGTAAAAAAAATGCGCGATTTGTTAAAAACGTCACAGATGACCCAAATCCCTCAATTTTCATCTGGAACTTTTGAAAACATTGATGCGCAAGTATTTATATAGAGCATCTAATGACTAGCTCTACTGTAGTGGAAATATAAACCCATCACCCCTTAATATATTATAAATCTCTTTTTTTTGAATGGGTCCATTCACTATTTTAATATTATCTAAAATTTTAATATTAAAATGATTTCTATTTAAATCAAATATATCATAAATTTTTAATAATAAATCGTAATCTTTAATGTAGGCTGATTTTTTTATTAGCCAATGATAAAATCCATCTTCATCATCATTTATCTTACTACTATTATTTCTCAGTTCGCTTATTTTTTCTTTGTGATATTTTTTGAAATATTTCAATGTTGTATAAAGTGTAGGTGTATTTCGTAATTCATCATTAAAACTATTATAATCAGTACCTGATAAAATACAGATTTCTCTTAGCTCTTTTTGACTAATCCCTAAATTTTCGAGAATATCTTTCATATCATACATTACTACCGTATGATTTAATAAACTGAGATATCTAACGACTCTTGGACAACCATAGACAAACATATCCATATCTTCGCTCAAGCAAGCCCATACTTTACCTTTCACCGCTAATAACGCACATAATTCATCTGCTTCACCAGGTGCATCATAATAAGTCGCTCCATAAAACCGAATTAAATTTTTAACATTTTCTATATCTTTTTTACTAATATGAACAAATTTTCTTTTCAACATATCCATATTATTCATCAGTTCTTGTTTCTCTATTTCATCCATATCGGAATTATTATGGAGTATATTTTTTAAATTATTATATTCTTCTTCAGCGTCCTTCTTATCTTCGCGGCGTTTCAATAGTAGTTCTTTTTTTTCAGCTGGTGGTTTCCCATCAAATATAAATATGGGAATCACATTATAATATCTAAATACGGATAGCATAAGATACATATTTTCTATCAAATTGTTATCAGACGCATATTTATACATATATATACTTATATCGACTGCTATTTTTTTCCCAGATAATTCCGCAATAGATATAAATTTTATCGCGTCGGATGCATTATCCTTTAAAAATCTATTCAAATATCTTATACCCATGTTACTATAATGATTGTTTCGAGATATATATTTATTGTCGGTTATACATTCAACCACGTAGATTTAGTATTATCAATTTTATTTAGAATTACACCCTTGAAGCCGACGCAAAACTATTTGTAAAACAACATAAATATACCATGTGGTATAAATTATTATACATTATATGTATTGGACTGATATAGACCATTCTTTTTGTGAAAGTAGTCTAACTGGTTTACCTGAATTTTACAATGCATTTTCTTCATTCTTTATTGTATTTTTTGGAATTCAAGGAATAAGAAATATATATAACGAATTGTTTGTTGATATATTATACGCAAATTTGATAATAGTGGGGTTTGGTTCGTTTGGTTATCATTGGTACGGTAATATTGGATGGGGGTTATTTGACGAAATACCCATGATATTAGCCATTTTTACTGGAATTATATACACAGATAACGTACATTTTCTATTATACAAAAAAATATACGATAAAAATGAGCCCATGACAAAAAATATAATATACAAAAGAAAATGGAAACTGTTTACTTATTTATTTACAATGTGTTTGATTACCATTTGTAATATTATGTCAAACTTTCGTCGATTGTTTCCAACAGTCTTTGCGTGTGTAGCAGCTTATCTATATTATAAAATTTTTCTATTATTGCAGTTGGTAAATGTGAATAAAGAATGCATTACCGTAAAAACATATAATTCTCTAAAAACAATAGCCGCGAGTGGTTCTATATGGATTCTCACGGAATTATCGTGTAAGTATATCAAACATCCGTTATTTTTAGTTGGACATCCTAGTTGGCATTTTTTTATTGGACACGGTTTTTATAACTTGATACAAGTAGTTTACTTTATCAAAACAAACGATGTCAATTATACTTTGACATATAATAAATTATATTTATTAGAGAGAACTCCACCAGAAATGATTGAATAACAAAAATAAAAATTACGCTAATTTTTATTTTTCTCTTAATTTTGTGTTATTTTACAATTATAAAATTTTATGTATATTATATAATTATAATATACATGGTTAACAAAATCCTTTTGACCAGTTTACTCTGTAATTTATTTCCATTATCTATTGTTGCCAATACTATATACGTGTTGGCTTATTCTTGGACCCCTGGGTTTTGTCTCACCAACAACCCAAAGTATCCTGGATGTTTAGAGCCCAAACCGTATTGGAGAGAAAACTTCACACTTCACGGTTTATGGCCTCAATATGACACGACGGGTTATCCTTCTTATTGTTCCACTGAAAAATTCGACTCAAATGTTCCGTTGGATATTGGTTGGGATACAATGGTAACTTATTATCCAGATGTAAAATATGAAGAAACAAGCCCTGATTATGATAGTTTTTGGGAACATGAATGGGATAAGCATGGCACTTGTTCGAATGTAACACAATATGACTATTTTCAACAGGCAATTCTATTTGCCGAGACATTTGCCACACCGAATATAGTCCATAATTACATAAACACGACCAATCTTTTATCTACATCAATATTGAGAGAATCGTTTGGAGGTGCTTCATATACTTCCCTACAATGTAGTAATACAAATATACTGACTGGTGTGTACACGTGTTGGTCGGCATCTCCAGTAGTACAAATAGAATGTCCCAAATCGGTTCAGAGTGAAGATACTTGTAGTTCTGAATACCTGACTATTGTTGCGTTATAATTTGTGTGTAAAAGAAAACAAACTATTTAGGCATATGCAAAAAACGGCTATACATAAAATATAAAATATTTACATAAAATATATGAACGCACCAACCACAATGCCAAAATTTAAGGTAGGAGACATGCTAATGCATCGAGGTAAAAGATATACTGTTTCTGCGGTAAGTTTTACAACACCCACCGAATATTCTTACGTATTTAATAACGACGGTATTAGTAGATTTGGAATGACTATAGATAAAGAAGCGAGAGTAATAAGTATGGTCCCTCGAGGAGGTCGCAAATCCAGAAAAACCAGAAAAACCAGAAAATCAAGAAAAACACGTAGAAGAAGCCATCGTCGCATGTAATTATACATATTATTTTTAGAAATTTAATAATATATATTTCGATCTATTGTCACTACATCATGTAGTGTCAAGTTTGGCTCTACCTATACTTTTAGAAAAAGTATAACAAAATTTTTGGCTTCGCAACGGCTTAAGTTTCGCGGAAGTCCCTTTGGACCTTTCTAAAAGGTGGGTTCTAAAAGGTGGGTATTGTTTTGCTCCACTTTTTCAAAAGTGGATTTGGCTCTTACTTCGTTATAACCTTTCTAAAAGGTGGATTCTAAAAGGTGGATATGGTTTGGCTCCACCTTTCTAAAAGGTGGATTAGGTGGAACAATGACTCCATTCAAAATTATCAAAAATATAATCTAAGCCGTCTCCATTGTTGGGGTCAATTGCAATATAATATTCCCAATTGGTAATGACTCCATCTCCATCGGTGTCGGCGAATTCGGAAAATCCATCTAGCAAAGGTAAAGACGCTGGCAACACCGAATCCGTTGCATCATGCCCAACACATGTATACGCTTCAGGCCAATACGCATTCTCATTTTCTTCTAATGAAAAATATGAAAATGAATACCATGTTTCTTGTGAACCGTCAATGGTAGGCCATCTATAAATAGGTGTCCCGCCATAATCTACATAGGCATCAACTCTTTTTGCCGCTAATAAACGTTCAATCGTAGGATGTATCACCCAAAACAAAATATCTATGGGTGAGGACGACTCCAACATTTCACCTTCTATTGATGACATGGTGCTTAATAAATATACCATATCAATTATAAATTCCTCTGGAAATATTTTATTAAATACCATTTGACTACGCCCTGATAGAATACAATCATACACATTTTCCCAATCGGTCGTTCCGTTCACCAACGATTCTACTTGACATTTGCATTCTTGAGATCCATCGCAATTCTCAGGACAAACTAATAAGTTGGGAGTGCCGTCTCTAGAGCACATGTGAGACCTCCACAAGGATTTATACACATGGAAATATTCACCCATTACCATATTTTCCAACATAGTTCGTCGCGGTCCTTGGGTACCCCATTCCCATTCATCCATACTATACCCATGCGACATAATTTCTTCAGCCGTCATTTCAGCGTCCAATAAAGAGGACCAGGTCTCAGTAAAATTTTGGTATGCTTCTATGCATTCGCCACCCATTCCGCCTAATTGCACATGCACTGTTCCATGACCGTCATTTGGAGACAATATTTGAAATTCCGATAGCGTCGTGACATTTATAATATCAAAATGGGTTTGACAGCTGGGTAGGCGTTTATTTTTTGCTTCTACTCCACAAATATCGAACAAATGTCTTACAGCATATTCATCATTATTATTATTCCAATAAGACCGTATATATCCATACGAATTAGGTTCTACAATGGATTCATTTGTTATTTTAGGCATTTTCATAAAGGCAAATTTAGAATCTTGCACATGACCATCTTCATCCGTACTACCAAACCATTTATCATTCAGAAATGGAGTTATTTCTAATAAATATGACGGCGATTCATTCGCATCTTTAATCTGCTGCCCCTCGATAGTAAAATCCCAATAGGGTAGCGTTACAGAGGGGTCTACGGACCGTAATGCCGCCTCGAATGTTTGTGTAATTGCGAAATGGTGCGTAAAAAAACCACTTCCTTCGTGGAATTGATCGCATTTAATATCGTTAGATGCGAGAGCATGTTCTTCTACGAGTTCATTGATTCCGGTGAATTTTTCGCCATATTTTGCACGACCTTCGCTAGATGTATATTTCCATATTTTAGAAGCCGCGTGTAAAAATTTGTGACGGTCTTCATTTGTTAATGCGCGCAATTCACGTTTCACATATTTTACCACAATGGGTATCGTGACAGTGGTCAACGTTTCATTCTTTGCATTCATAGCATCTAAATAAATAGTGTATTCGCCAGGAGCAGTAAATATTTTTTCAATAGAACTACCCCATGTTTCAAAACCACTGTCTGCTTCTCTCCATTTCCAATAGAGAATGTCTGAACCTATAAATACATCGTCGATCGAAAGAGTTGTAGTTTTATAAGGTTCTGCTAAATATTTATTTGTTAACCATTCGTATTTAGCACCACTGTATGCGCCGTATTCATTTGATACCATTATATTTATATCACTCATCTCACCGTTGTCGTCATATAATAAAGACGTAAAACCGCCGCTACTCGTAGCCGTCTCTTGTGTAGTCGTGTCATGACTAGTGTCATATTTTTTATATAATGCATACATTGTACCTGAAACGGTCATTGCAAATAAGACAAAAACAAATACCGCAAAAAAATTCATTTTACGAAAATAGTTGTGGTAATCTTCGTTGACCATATAGGGAAAGGTTTCTATTCCGTGAAGATTTAGTTCATCTTGATTTTCAATGGAATTATAAATTCTATTGACTCTTCGCGCATCTTTTTCTTTCTTTTTTTCTTCATTTTCATCATCAATCATCCAATAATCAGGTTCAGCTTTATATCTACGAAATGCCGACATATGATTTGCCTATATATTCATAATAAAATATTTTTATGTGTGTATTCAATATATATACATACATAAATTGTATAATCAAGATTATAATAAAAAAATTGAATTTGAAATAAACCAAACCACGATAAACCCAACCACATAGAATAATGCTAACCAGAAGTCAAACAAAACAACAATTATTCACGATTGATTTCGATGAAGCCAGTAAAGCTTGGAAAGCGAATAAAAAAAGCACCGGAAATGGGTGCTATAAATATGTTTGTTGTACAGTTAAAAATAGGAAACAATGCACCAAAAAATGTTTGCCTGGAGAAAATTATTGTAAAACCCACTATAAAGCGACCTATATAAGTGTAAGTTCTAACCCAATTCACAAATAGTCATACGCATATTATTCATTATAAAATTCATTTCTTTTTTCTTATGAATTCCATTGTTCCTTTTTTTTTCTATGTTATTTACGAATTCTATGGTGTCATTGATACCATTTATGATATTGGTTGATTTATAATTTTTTTTAATAAAATTGCAATACTCGTTTTGATTGGATAATGTTTTTTTAAATTGCAAAAGAGACAAATTATTCGTTTTACACCAATGTAATAATCCTTGGTAGTTATTTATTAAAACAGTCTTGATAACATAATAAGATAATACATTTGTTTTTTCTTTATATAAATTTTCTCTAAGAACTCTGCTACGGTGTGAATTAGAATATAAATCCTTATAAGTCAACCCCATAAATTCCAATGTTTTAATCAACTGGAAAAAACTGTATGTGATTTCAAAATCTATAAAAATTACGGCATTGGATATAAATTCATCAATGTTCGTTTTATCTTTTAACGAATAAAAACTACAAAATAACGCATTCATAATTTCGGCCCAAAACTCAGTATATGATTCGTATAAATTAACATCTGAATTCACTTTGAAAATATCTAATACGCAACGGTGAACATCATTGTTATTCATATCTGAAAAATCCAACGCGAAATTATGAAATGTTTCATGAATGAAAACCTTGAACCATTCTTCTTTTCTGAATACAACTATTTCCGAATCTTTTGGACATGTCGTCGTAAATGCGGTATTCACATTAATTTCATCTAGAATATGAATATTTGAACTAGGTAGTGTTTTTTCTAAGGAAGTAAAATATAAGTAAATGACTAGCGATTTAGAACATTCTTTGGAAGCATATTGATTTAGTATATATAACCACATGATAATTGAATCTATATATTTATGGAACGTGTCTAATTTAAGCTCTATGTGGTCTTCCTCCACCATAAAATGTACTTTTATATTTCGTCCCTCGAGAGAAAATGTGTATGTTAATTCAGACATGGTTAATTCGTCAATGTGATTTCTCACAAGGTCAGGAAAACTTTTACTGTTAAAGATTTGTGGTTTTACGATTTGGCTAGCCGCCATTATTTTTTTTGTTGTAACCGTAAAATAATTGCCTTTTTGCTTTAGTTTAAGCAAATGATTATATGCTTCGAAAATATCATTATATAATTCACTTACTATGTTTTCTGTGCGACTGGTAATATTTTTTTTTATAATATGATTATTTTTTGCAAAAAAAGTCATCAACTGTTTACTATTTTTTGATAGATTCATCCTATAATAGTGTAATAATTTTTATTATATTTTTTTACAAAAAACATTTATTATACACATCGCTTATACAAAATATATCTATACAAAATATATACAATATATATTATGAATATTACTACTTTGATAATTATTTTAGCAATCATTTTATTTATTTTACTAGCTCTAAATAATATAACACTGATTGTTTCTACCTCATCTCAACCACCAGGAGGTCAAGGATCGTGTTCACAAACCGCGTTTGGTTGCTGCCCAGACGGCGTAAACTCCAAAATAAACTTTTATGGCACCAATTGTCCTGCTTATAATCCAGGGCCCGGGTATCAGTTACATCATATGCAACCTCCACCACCTCCAAAAGTATAATCATATGTGTAAATAATAAAATACTTTGCAAAAAAATTGATTAAAATTTATTATCTTTTTGAATTGTATAAAAACATAATAATAAAATGAGTCATTTTCAATTGCAAAATCATCAATTACAAGCATATTTACAAGAAGAACATCAAAAATTAATAAACAAAAACAAAAGTAAAAGCAAAAATAAAAATAAAAAAATAAATTTCAATAAAATTGTTTCCGCCATACTCATACCAAGTATAAAAGATATGGATGATGAAATGCGTTCAAAATTATGGTGGAATAAAGTAGATTATCTCGAATTTTGTATTTCAAGTAAAGCAGAAATTGATATGTTTCTAAATATTCATAAGGACCTAAAATACAGAGACGCCACCAGATTACTATATCAACATGGTATTATTTGTTATGAACCCTATATAGACGAGGTAAGGCCTTCCTCAAACTATAAATCTATGTAACCTTTATTGTACATTTATCGTAATTATAATTATAAACAATACATTTATCGAAATCGTAATATTGCATTATTTTTTCTTCGTATGGTATATTTGGTCCTTGATAAAACTCTACAATATCAAAAGGTGGTGCTTTATAAGGTATGGTATAATCATCGCGAGTAGAAATCATTTTTGATATGTAGACTTCTACGTCATCCAATGTATTTTTGAAGAATTCACTCGTTCCATTTATCGTTTTGCCCGCATATCTATTGCAACTATCATAGACCACGGATGTAACTAGCACTACTTTTTCATGTTTATTAGCGATTATATTGTGAAAATATTCATTAAGGTATTGACCATAGACCTTGTCTATTATTTTATCAGTCGGTGTTGTATACGGGGCAAATAAATTTTTGTAGTCAGGGACCAAATTTTTAGTAAATACTAGAAAACAAATAAGTCGGTGTAACATTTATGAGACGATGTAACGATGCAAAGATGCTAATTGATTTCTCTATATTGCTCTAAATAGAAATCAATTTTTTCGTTTAGTTTGTTTTATTTTCGTTCAGTTTGTTTATTTTACATTTCACTTCGTCTAATTTTATCACGAACCAACATCAACTCGTCACATATATCAGGTTCGGCACCCTTCACAAATTGGGTTATTTTTGCATCATTGGTCGCCAATAACAAATGTTTCAGCTCTTCATTTTGAGTGAATTTCGCATATTGCGCCGCATACAACTCCTTCTTTTGTCTGGCCGCAAAATCCGCATCAACGGCCACTTCAATTGGACGTAATAATTCTCCTTTGTATTTACCACTCTTTCCCCCAGCACCTTTTGCCATAGCAGGGTCTTTAGACAAGTCGGTTCCAGAATCTAGAGAGAAACTCAAATAAAAATCAGGATGACCCTTTTTAAACTTCGACCCCTGATAATAATGTTCAATAGAAGCCCATCGATGGTTATCTAAACTAAAGGGTGAATTTACCCAAAAATTCGACAATTTTTTACGCCATTGAGGGATAATGGCCAATTCAGAATATTCCTTTATGCGTTCATTGGATATTTTCTCTCCATTCCCTTTTCCAGGAAGAGGTTTGTCTACCGATTTGGAATAAAACTGTAATACAATTTCATCGTTATATAAACCTCTGAGCTTACTTTCACTTATATCCTCGTATTCGGTTTCCTTTATCACCGATTTTACCTGTCCTGATTTAAATTTCTGGAAATCAGGAATAATAGCAAAAGGGCCTGCGTTTTTTTCCATACATTTTTCAGTAATCATCACTTTCATATCATAGGGGATTTCACTAAATTTAAAAATATGTTTTTTCTTATAACCAATTAACTTATAATGATTACCCATGTGTTCGACAATAATATAAAACTCTGGAGTAAATCTACCGCGTTGTTCTAATATAGAATCGTTTAGATGTCCACATTGTAATACATTTTTCGTATCACCAGATTTATAGATTTCACTAGACATAATAATAAATTTGATATTCAGTATTCTCTCTAAGGTTGAAATGGCCCACGTATCCGCCCAGAAATCACATTTGCGAATTTTACTTTTAAATGCTTCAAGAGTGTCCACGCCCTTCATAAATTTAAATTCTTTGAGTATTTCAGCGGAAACTTTTTTCTCTTCTACCAATCTATCATGTTCTGCTTTCACATTTTTAGCTTCGTTAGAAATCATTTTTTGTTCATTTCTATCAATGACTTCGGCGAATCGTTGTTTTAACAAAATATATTCCGATTCTAACTCCTTGATTTTATTCGTGTCCTTTATTAAACTTGCATGATACATATCGTATTGTTCCTTGTAATTTAAAAATATTTCATTCGATGCTTCGTTGGATAATTTTTTTCTAATTTTATTCACGGACGTTTGTTGAGCAATACTGGAAAAAGCATCTCGAACCGTGGCAAACAAACAATCACCGCCACCTTCATTATCCGTAATAGTATAATATTTATTTTTCATAAATTTTTCTATCCAAGTATCATTTGGCGAAACGTGATATTTCTCTCTAATATCCTTGGCGTGTTTTTTGGTCTCTTCTTTTAGAAGAGGTGGTAAAGGAACTCCTCTGGTTAGAATAAATATATCTTCGCGGTCTTTGGGGATTTCATAATATTCATTATATTCGATTTCTTTTTCCTCTTCGTCGTCGGAATCACTGTCTGACGAGTCGTCATCCGACTTTTTACTCTCCTTGTCCTGGTCCTGGTCTAATCTTCGCAACGGAACTTCTGGTAACAAACGGTATTTGTTTAAAAACTCTTTTGTAGCGAAGGCATAAACGAGCGGCTCGGTTATATTTTCCACATCTAGGTTATTATACTCATCTAAATAAGTTAAATAATCCGATGCTTTTATCTCATAAACGCCTATTTGCACTACTTTATTATTATGTTTAACTAAATAAATTGGAAAATACAGTATATTTTTATCTTCAAATGTATTTTTCGCATTTCCAATAGCAATAATTACGTCGATTTCTTTTATTTCTAATTGATATAAATTGGCTTCTTTTTTAAAATCTCCTGAATCAACACTTTTCAGTTCAGGATAACTAACATCGCTATCTATTTTTGATAATACCATATATTTTACAATTATTAAAAAATAATATTTATACTTTTTTACCAAAAAATATACTTTTTTACCAAAAAATATACTTTTTTACCAAAAAATATACTTCTTCATAAATTTATCACTTTTCAATTCATTCATATAAAACCACATGTTTTTTCTTTTACATACTATTTCGGCATTGGCTGTTTTAGATTCAAAATCGACTAGAAATTCAATGATTATTTCTTTATTGCATTTTTTCGCTTTGAGCTCCTTTGCTATACCATAATATTCACATATTAACAAGAGTTCCTTTACGGTATAATTCTCACTGTAATTTATTATTTCTGGAATTTTAAAATCATCTAATGCTATATCTTCCAAGTCGCCAAAATCATCCAAAATATCCAAATTACCCATTTGTTTCAAAATATCGTCAACGTTTGATTCATTATTGTTTATACCATTTTCATCATCTAAAACAAAAGTTATATTTGTATCCGCCATAGTTGAATATATTATTATATTATTTCAAGTTTTTTATATTTTAGTAAAAAATATATATTATTTTTGAATATATATTTTTCCAGGTTGAACGAAGCAACCTATACTTTTAGAAAAGTATAACAAAATTTTTGGCTCTTACTTCGTTATAACCTTTCCACTACGTAGTGAAAGGTGGATAATAATATTTTGCTCTACTTTTTCCAAAAGTAGATTTGGCTCCACATATACTTTTAGAAAAGGTATAACAAATGTTTTGGCTCCACCTTTCGTAAAGGTGGATTTACATATCAATCAAGTCCATAAATTTAAACAGTGTTTTATTGGTCAAACTCTTATAATCCTTTACTTTACTGTTCGCAATACGCTCAATCACTTCATTAATCGTATATCCATCTATTTTATCATAATTATCACCACCATCATTTGCATATAATTCCTTCTTATATAAAATAGCCACCGTTTCAGTTAATTCATCTACTTCATTCTTTTTATCATCTTGTGATATAAAAGTGTAAATTTGTGCCAGCAGATTACGTGTTATTTGCATAATTTGCTTTTCTGAAATAATTCCATTCAACATTAAATTTAAATAGAAAGCCGCCAATGCCTTTCTTTTTTCATTGATCTTGTTAATTTCGCAAAATTTATCATAATTTACATTTGGGTCGACATACTCAATATTATTAAATAAATCCGTGAAATTTTCAAAATTCGTTTCAAAGGTAGTCTTCATCATTTCATATTTTGTAGATAAATCTGAATACAATTCAGCGTATATTTTTGAATAAAATCTGTTGGTAGACGCAATTTCAAATATTGTAGAACTAAATTGAGACATATCTTGTAGTGAAATTGAATCATTTATTACATTATCAATAATATCTATAATTTTGTTATGTATATCGATGTAATTTTTATCGGTTAGTTTATTTAAATATACACGTATGGAATCGATTTGCGCCATGATACCACTTTTTTCCTCCATTTTAGTCGTTTGAAAGGTTCGAAGGGTGTCCCAATCCGCATCATTTATAATCTCAGTAGGTTTATTACGTCTATTTTTCTTTAAAGCCTCTTTTGGTGGCTCTACTTTCATAGGGTTCTCGCGTTTTTGAAATACAGGTGTTTTTACATAATCCGGCGAGCCAACTTGCAATGCTAAATTCGAAATAATTTCTAATGTCTCTTGTGGTAATTTATAATCAAATCCGTTAAAAAGGATTTCATTAATACTATCTAAATTATATATCATTGCGGTTGTAGTCATAATATGTAGTATAATATACGAGATATTATTTATATCAATTTTATTAAAATTATAATAATTACAGCGTTTTTATTTACAAAGGGCTTAAATAGAAATAATGATAATATATTATAAATGATTCATACAGATTCAGAATCTGGAGCGCCGAACGAAGAAATATATGATTCTTCGTTTGAAATAAACACCTGGGATGAGTTAGATTTAAATCCCAAACTATTAAGAGGTATTTTTGCCTATGGGTTTGAAAAGCCAAGTCCTATTCAACAAAAAGCAATCAAACCAATTATTTTAGGAAAAGATGTGATTGCACAAGCGCAATCTGGCACTGGTAAAACCGCTACATTTACTATTGGAGCACTTGCAAATGTAGATATCACTGATAATAACACCCAAGTTTTAGTATTATCTCCTACCAAAGAGTTAACAATACAAACGGCTAAAGTATTTGAAAGCGTAGGAACCATGATGGATGGCTTAAAGGTTCAACGTATGTATGGAGGGTCTGTTATTGAAGAAGGAAGCAGTTTTTCCAATAAAAACGTTCCGCATGTTATATGTGGTTGCCCAGGTCGTGTTCATGACATGTTGCGTCGTAATAGAATTTATTCCAAAAAAATAAAAACAGTCGTTATTGATGAAGCAGATGAAATGTTGTCGTCTGGGTTTAAAGACCAAGTGTACAATATATTCCAATATTTTAACAATGATATACAAGTAATTTTAGTTAGTGCCACATTACCAGAGAGTATAAATTCTATTATTGATAAAATTATGAGAAACCCTGTAAAAATTTCGGTGAAACGTGAAATGTTGACATTAGAAGGAATTAAACAATTTTATATTGCGGTTGACGATGACCGTCAAAAATACGCTACGCTAAAAGATTTGTTTTCATATTTATCCGTTTCACAGTGTATTATTTATTGTAATAGTATTAAAAGAGTACAAGACCTATACGAAGCGATGAAAGAAGACGAGTTTCCAGTATGTTGTATTCATAGTAATATGGATAAGAGCGAAAGAGAAATTGCATTTACTGAATTTAAAGGAGGTAAATCACGTGTTTTAATATCATCAAATGTTACTGCTCGCGGTATTGATATACAACAAGTTAGTATCGTGATCAATTTTGATTTGCCAAAATGTGTGAATACATATCTTCATAGAATCGGCCGAAGTGGTAGATGGGGTAGAAAAGGTATTGGTATTAATTTTATTACCAGACGAGATTTACTAAAATTAAAAGAAATTGAGAGTCATTACGCAACACAGATAAACGAGATGCCGGCTGATTTAGGCTTTTTAAAAACTTGTTAAAGCGAAGCGACGCGCATTCGTTAAAAAATCATTATATTTCTATGATAAATTTACATATAATGATTTATGAATTTTTACAAAATCTAAATAAAAAAGATATACCAGAACCAACCAACAAAACGCAAGAACCAACCAAATCACCAGAACAAACCAACAAAACCCAGGAACAAGTCAAATCACCTGAAAACGCAATTGTCAATAACATAAACGATTACTTTAAGACGCCAATTTATTATAACAACGACAAGGTCGAATTAAAAAAAAATATAATAACCGATTTAGAACTAGTGAATACTATAGATGAATCATGTGACCCCATATATTCATATTGTTTTAACAATGACAACGACATCTCAAAAAAACTGACAGAACAAATTGCCACATATTATACAACCGATGTTGCCTTTTTAGAGGATAATCAAAAACTTATCAAAGAGTATACACCGTTGGCCGCCAGATATACCAAAATATCCGCCAATTATAAAACAATCCTTGAAATATGGTCTGAGCTAAAGATTGAATCTGGATTTAAGGAAAAATATTATTACATAGATTGGGAAATGATTGAATTTTTGAACAAATCTGAACTGTTTTTGCAATTCATAAGTATTTATAATTTATGTTCACCGCTTTTCTCTCTCATGATACCCATCATAATATTAATAATTCCTTTTTTAATTTTAAAAATGAAAGGTATCCCTCTTAGTGTAACGGAATACGTAGAAGTATTAAAGGTTGTTGCACAATCCAACGCAATTGGCAAACTATTCACAGTAAATTTCGAAGAAATATGTGCGCAAGAAAAAATATATATTTTCGTTTCAGCAGCGTTTTATTTATTTTCCATTTATCAAAATATCATGGTTTGCGTTAGATTCAATAATAATATGAAGACGATTCATAACCATTTTAAAGAAATCAATTTGTATTTACACCATACCATAATGACCATGGATAATTTCCTCGAATATTCGTCTCATTTATCTAGCTACGCGCAATTCAACGACACTCTAAAGTCTAAAAGACAAGTACTGGAAAATATAAATAATAAAATAAAATCAATCACCGAATACAATATATACAATATCGGAAAAATCAAGGAAATCGGTAGAATATTAAAATATTTTTATGAATTACACAGCGATACAGATTATGAAGAAGCAATCATGTATTCGTTGGGATTCAATGGATATATTGATTGCATCGAAGGTCTTCAAACAAATATTGCCGAGAGAAAAATGAACTTTGCATTGTTTATCAAGGAAAACAAGAAGAGTGTATTTAAAAATAGTTATTACGCATCTTTAAGCAAATCGGCGACAAATGATAATGGAACCGATGGTAAAAATACCACGAATCCACCAGTAAAAAATACTATAAAATTTAAGAAAAATCAGATTATTACAGGCCCCAATGCTTCAGGAAAGACGACGATTCTGAAATCAACCTTAATTAATATTATATTCACTCAACAATTCGGATGCGGCTTTTATGATTCCGCAAAATTTGCACCATTTAAGCACATCCATTGTTATTTAAATATTCCTGACACTTCTGGACGCGATAGTTTATTCCAAGCCGAAGCGCGTAGATGCAAAGAAATATTAGACATCATAAGTGTAAACAAAAAGGATTCTCATTTTTGCGCTTTTGATGAATTATATTCGGGCACGAATCCAGAAGAAGCTGAAACAAGCGCTACATCATTTATGCTTTACTTACAGAAGTATAAAAATGTGTCTAGTTTATTGACCACTCATTTTGTAAAAGTGTGTAAAAAATTAGATAAAGTAAAAGGAATACAAAACTGCAAAATGGTCGCCGAAAAAAATGGTCATAAAATAAAATATACATATCAATTGGCTCCAGGAATTTCTGAAATAAAGGGTGGAATAAATGTTTTAACTGAGATGAATTATCCAGAGGAAATAATCAAAAACACGATTCTTCAGTGTAAAAGGAATGGCTAACTTTTTTGGTAAAAATAAATTTACAAGCTTATATTAGCCAATATGAAGGAATTTGTTTTGTATATTTTATACCACGACTTTTTTTATTATTTCACACACAGGTTATTACACAGCCGATACTTCTATCCATTACACAAAATACACCATAAAAAAATCAATCCAGAATATTATGATTTCTATAGTGTCCACATAGTAGAAATACCTATTAGCAGTATAGGTCTCTTTATCGCAATATATTTACATAAATTATACATGTATCAAGTGGTATGTGCAATCCTATATATACATATACGCGGTTTGATGGCACATGACGCGAGATGTACACAATTCGTAGGTGACCATCATTTATTGCATCATAAGTTGATAAAGTGTAATTATGGGGAATATTGGTTAGACGCTATTTTTGGAACTTTGCACACCAACAACAGTCCTTCAAAATATGCAATTGCACCTTTGGATGAATCCGTGAAAATCGAGTAAACAGACGGTTTAGTTGGGCAATGGTGTAAAAGAGATTCGTTATTACAAAAATAATTTTATATTGTCTTTTTGTAATAAATGTCCTTAACTGATTTATTGAATCCAACTTTTTTTATGTGTTTAGGAATAGTGTTACTTGCTATAGCCCTTTTGGTGGTATATTTTGAAAACAAAATGAGAGAACAAAATCACAAAATATCATCCATGTTAAGTCTTGTATCAACTTTAGCAGAAGATATGAATGGGTTTAAAATAGGTTTAAATCATTTAGCGATAAATAGTATGGGTGGTGGTACTGTGTATGCTCAACCACAGCAATTCGACGAATTAAATACCGCCTTTATTTCTAACAATGATCACAAAATTACTGTTTCAGATGATGAAGACGAGGGTTCTGTCGATGATTCTGAAAGCGAAATTCTGAGTGATGAAATAGAGTCGGTTTCAGATGACGAGTCGGTTTCAGATGATGTAAAGGTTTTAAAGTTGAATTTTAATAAGGAAGACTTGGAAGAAGATGATGACGATGCTAGTGAAACGATGGATTTTGATGACAACATGGAAGATTTAGATCAATTAGACGAATTAGAGGATACCAATTCGGAAACTTCAAATGTGAACTCGGAGTTTGTAGCAGAAACATTAGATTTGAATTATGAAGAAAATTTCGATAGCCAACCTGGCGAACAAGGCAATACAGACGAACATGTAGAAAACATTTCTACTTCTGATTTAAAAAAAATAAATATTAATTTAGAAGAAACAAATTCTGAATCTCTTGATTATAAAAAACTACCACTACCTAAATTAAGAAATATAGTTGCTGAAAAGGGTTTGACATTGGATACATCAAAATTAAAAAAGCATGAATTACTAAAATTGCTTGAATGTGAATAAAGATTTTATCTAGTGATTATATAAATGAGCTGGCAAACTTGTTACAGTGGTTCTAATAATATTAATTTTAATTTCCCTCCAATAATGAAGGATGGTAGAAATTTTGCTTCATGGCAGCCAGACGCTGTAGTCAATAATCGTATTCAAGCGAAGGAAGGAATTCAGACCAATTGGGGATACCGCCAATATCTTCAACAGCACGGCATACAAATTATGAATTATAATACGATGGAATCTTGTTACACATTAGGACTTGACCCACATACAAAAACGGATAGAACGCCTTCCGACAATGTGCCGTATAAATTTAATGGTATTTTTGATACGAGTAAACCAGGGTTTGGATATTGCAATAGTGATTTAAAGAATCCATATATGAGTCGAGAACAGTTAAATTCCAGATTAGTAGCGCCGTCTATTCACCCAGAAAGCTATAAAAACATGATACCTGGTGTAAAAATGTAAATAATATACTTTTAGAAAAAGTATATTTTGTTATACTTTTTATAAAAGTATAAGTATAGAGAGATTTTGTTATACTTTTTATAAAAGTATAAGTATAGAGAGATTTTGTTATACTTTTTATAAAAGTATATCAAAATGAAAGTCTTGAGTATTGATGTAGGTATAAAGAATTTAGCATTTTGTCTTTTCGATAAATCACCCACAGCGCAACAGTTTAAAATAACAAAATGGGACATTATAAATATATCTGAACAAGAAGACAATGCGAAATGCTGTTTTGTTGAAAAAAACGTGGTTTGTAACAAACCTGCCAAATTTAAAAAAGACGACACCTGCTATTGTTTAAAACATTCCAAGAAGCAAACATTACAAATACCTACCGCTGAACAAAAGCCTGCTTTTATCAATAAACAAAAAATTCAAAAACTTTATGAAATAGCTGAAGCGCATAATATTAAATATGAAGCCAAAATTAAAAAAATAGATTTAATAAATTTGATAAATGATTACATAAAGAATAATTATTTTCAATCTATCGAGAGCAAACATGCCGCCGATGTTGACTTATTCAATATTGGCATCAATATTAAAACAAAATTTAATAAATTATTTGAAGGCGAAGAAAACATTGATTATGTTATTATTGAAAATCAAATTAGCCCTATTGCTACGCGTATGAAAACAATACAAGGTATGATTGTCCAATACTTTATTATGTCAAGTATAACAGTAAAGCATATAGAATTTATTTCGGCTGCAAATAAGCTAAAAGATTGTGGAGGTGATCCGAGTACCAATAACAACAATAACAAAGCAGAAGGTGTTGCAAATGGAAAACTGAATTATAGCGATAGAAAAAAAATGGGCATAGCAAAATGTTTAGGAATAGTAACATCTGATTTCAGATTTAACGAACATATTGACTACTTTAATCAACACAAGAAGAAAGACGATTTATCTGATTCATTTTTACAGGGTCTATGGTTTATCAACAATAAAAAACTATAGCTATACCTTTTTGTAAAGTATATTATATTTTGCTATACCTTTTTGTAAAGTATATATATTTATAATTCGTATTACTTAAAAATAAATGTTCTTATTAATGAATAGATAAATGGCAGATATGATGGATATTACCGAGTTGGACTTTAATGACAATGATTTTGGTAGTAATAATGGATTTGGAAAATCTACCAATTTTGGCGGTGGTTTAGAATTATTGATGAATGATAAAATTAAGGAGAAAAACCCAAGTAGCGATATTGATTTAGAAGATTTAAACAATTTAGAAAACGAATTAAACGATTTAGTTGACGACATTCCTAGTAGCAGTTTTAAACCAAGGTCTGATTTCTTTAATAAGCCTAGCGTGTCTTTTGAGGAAGGACCTAGTGTTAAATTTGGAGGAGGTAGTGACAATACTTTAGGCCAATCTACCGCGCAAACCGAAAATGATAATAAAACTTGGGATGGATTTGGCAAATTTAATAATATTCCGTTGAACCCTGATAAAGCGGTTCCATTAGAACCAAAATTGTCTAGAGACGAAATGCTGAGAGAAAAATTCAAATATTTACGAAAATTAGAGGCGTTAGAAAAGAAAGGTGTAGAGCTTTCCAAAAAATACACTATGGAATCTTCTCTACAAGAAATGATGGGTGAATACGAAACCATTATGGAAGAAAAATCAAAACAAAATTCAGTCAAATTCCAAGGGAATATGCTTATGGCGGTCATAAATGGTATTGAGTTTTTAAACGGAAAATTCGACCCGTTCGATGTTAAATTAGACGGATGGAGTGAGCAAATCCAAGAAAATATTACGGATTATGATGAGATTTTCGGCGAATTACACGAAAAATATAAAAGTAAGGCATCCATGGCACCTGAATTAAAGTTATTATTTCAATTGGGCGGTAGTGCAATGATGGTTCATATGACGAATACGATGTTTAAAAGTGCCATGCCTGGCATGGACGATATTTTGAGACAAAATCCAGACCTCATGCGGTCTTTCCAAAACGCGGCGGTGAATTCGATGGCCCAATCCAATCCGGGATTTTCTGGATTTATGTCGAATATCATGAGTCCAGAACCAAGACCATCACAAGGAATGGGACCACCACCACCCTTAGCTACACAAGGGCCTAATGCCGTTCCGCCCCCTATGGGACGCCCAGGTAACAACAATTACTCTAGACCTGATTTAAACATGAGTCGTAGTGCTTTTGTAGATGATGGAATCAGTTTACGAGAGAATTATGAAAGAGCCGATGCGGCAGCACGTCAAGATAGAAGTAGCAAACGTCAGTCGTCGTCATCGCGTCCAGAAATGAAGGGTCCCAGTGACATAACAGATATTTTGTCTGGATTAAAAACCAAGACCATTAATATTCAAGAACCAGTTCAGTCGCAACCACAGTCAACCAATGATAACAGTACCATCAGTATAAGTGACTTGAAAGAATTACAATCGGAAGGAAATATGCCAAAACGCAGTGGTCGTCGTAAGAAATCGGCGAGCAACACAGTTTCGTTAGACATCTAAATCCACCTTTATCCACCTTTGAGAAAGGTTGTAACGAAGTAAGAGCCAAACCCTATCCACCTTTGAGAAAGGTGGAGCCAAACCCTCTTCCACCTTTGGAATTTTATGTATAATAAAAATTATGATGATTTTTATTATATTTTTATTTGTTAGTTTTACTCTTACTTCGTTATAACTTTTGATCCACTTTTTCTAAAAGTGGAGTTTTACTCTTACTTCGTTACAACCTTTCCAAAGGTGGATTTGCAAGGCGATTAGGGTTTGGCTCTTACTTCGTTACAACCTTTCTCAAAGGTGGATGTGGATTTATTCAACAGTAACTACCTTGGCCAGATTTTTTGGCTTGTCAGGATTAATCCCCTTTTTGACAGAAAGATAATACGCGAGTAATTGTATCGGCATAATTCCCAACAAAGACGCATATGATTTATTTTCAGGGACTAGAATAACATCACACGTGACATCCTGTGCAATAGTCCTATCATTACTTATCATGACAATAGGCGAATTACGCGATTTAACTTCTTGATAACAATTCAGCGTTTTCGCTCGATGACTCTGGTCTAAATTTAAAATGATTACAGGAAAATTCTCATCCAACAAAGCAAACGGACCATGTTTCAAAGAACTCGAGGAATATCCTTCACAATGTATATAAGAAATTTCCTTTATTTTTAAAGACCCTTCTCGTGCTATATATTCGTCACTTCCCTTTCCCAATAAAAACAAATGGTTCGACGCAATTTTTTCCGATATATCACGCACAACCGTTTTACATAGTTCTAGTGTGTTTTCTACATCTTTTGATAAATTATGTAGGTCGCATACCATTTTAGTTCTTTTTTTTAAGTTGATGGCTTGTAAATCGGCAAACCAAATAGCCGTCATAGATAAACAGACGACTTGACTTGTAAATGCCTTGGTAGAGGCAACACCCACTTCTTTTCCAGCGTTACAATATATCCCACAATCTACTTCTCTCGCTATTAACGAATCTACTACATTTATGATGCCGATGGTGGTTATGTTTTTATGTTTGGCAATTTCGATGCAACGATGCAAGTCTTTTGTTTCTCCTGATTGCGATACCAATATAAAGCACGTGTTTCCTATATTCGGAATGTCAAATTCATTGAATTCGGCGCCATCGAACACCTGAACTGTGTTGAAGTTACATAATTGTTTAAAGTAATACATCCCATATAAGCCAGCAAAATAGGATGTCCCGCACCCTAAAATAATAACGTTATTTATTTTTTGTAGCGCGCCTATATGCTGTTCTAGTCCGCCCAATTTTACTTCTGCGTTACCTTTAATACGACCGCCTTTGTTTATAGAATTTAGGATAACGTTTGGTTGTTCATTAATTTCCTTTAGTGTCCAGTGTTCATAAGGAAAGGGTGTCAATTCGGTTTCTATTGTAGTAACCGTTTTTTTGGTATAGGAATGGGAAGTAGTTGTTGTTATTCTAGTATTCGTTTTTTCTATTACACATATATCGTCATTATGTAGTGTTATATAATTATTAACCATATTACAAAACCCACTTTGTTCCGAGGTAATGATACAACGGTCTTCGTTTTGGCCGATTAATAAAGGCGAACCGTTTCTAACACAAAATAATTTATCTGGTTCGTATACACTTTGTATTAATAATCCATAGGTGCCTCTTAGCTCCTTTATTGTTTGTTCGATAGCATCAAAGGTACTTTTACATTTATTACTCATGTTATAATTATATTCAATTAGATTCACGATGACTTCTGTGTCTGTTTGAGAATAAAATGTATAGCCGTTTTTGATAAGATGTTGTTTAAGCTCGTTGTAATTTTCGATGATTCCATTGTGTACAATAGAGAACATTTTGTTATTCGATAAATGAGGATGTGCATTGGTATCATTTTTAATACCATGTGTTGCCCAGCGATTGTGACCCATGATGGAATATATGGCTTTGTCATTATCCTTTACGAAATTCAATTTTTCGAGTTTTTCTAATGCATTTTCTTCATTGGTAGAGGCATATTTATAAACATTGATGACATCGTCTTTTAGTATAGATATTCCTGCCGAATCATAACCTCTATTTTGCAATTGAGCCAGTCCATTTATGACCAATTTGTATATATTTTCATTGCTATTATTTAATATGATACCAAATATTCCACACATATACCTAAAGTAAATATTTTTAATTCATATATTTACCTTATTATAACCTTTCTAAAGGGTTGACTCTTACTTCGTTACAACTTTTGCTCCACTTATACTTTTAGATATACTTTTAGAAAAAGTATAACAAAAATTTTGGCTCCACTTATACTTTTAGAAAAAGTATAACAAAAATTTTGGCTCCGCAACGGCTTAAGCTTCGCGGAAGTCCCTTTGGACCTTTCCCAAAGGTGGATTATTTGGCTCTTACTTCGTTACAACTTTTGCTCCACTTTTTCTAAAAGTGGAAATTATTCAAACTCGATTTTATTATTTTCTAAATATTTATATTTGGTTTGTATGAGTTCATTCAATTTCTCCACACGAATCAATTTATCCTTTTTCAACATTTCCGATGTTTCTGCGATAAAATCTTTGGCATTTTGAATCATAACATGCGCGCATTTGTAAGCGTCGTTCAGCAAATTCACAACCTCATTGTCAATCAATTCTTTATATTTTTCACTTAAACTAGGATATATTATGTTGCTACCCATACCATAAAATATGATCATTCTTTCGGCTAATTTCAATGCTTCTTCAAAATCGTTGATTGCTCCAGTGGTTACCGAAACACCATAAAACACTTCCTCGGCAATTCTGCCAGCCAATAATATCATTAAATGTTCAAATAGGGCTTCACGTACATAAATATTACTGGTAGAGCCTTCAAATACGGTATAGCCTGGACTTTTTGGTGAAGATAAATTGATGACCACTTTGGAAACCTTGGAGTGGTGTTTGGATAATAAACCTACTACAGCGTGTCCCATCTCATGTATAGCAATATGGTCGATAATATCTGAAGTGAATTCATGTTCGTTTGGTTGCCAACCAGCCATCATTTTATTCAATACAAAATCAAAATCCTTATAACAAAACTCCGTTTCATTCATTCTTAGTGCGTTCAACATGGCTTCGTTTAATAAATTTTCAATTTGCGCTCCACTAAACCCCTCCGTTACTTCTACTAATTCATCAATGCCAATCGAAGGACAATAAGGCTTACCTTTTATGTGAATTTTTAGAATTGCTTCTCGAGTAGCACTATCTGGGAGTCCAATAGAGATTTTCTTATCAATTCTACCAGGTCTGACTAAAGCGGCGTCTAGTAAATCAATACGGTTTGTTGCAGCGACTAGAAAGATACCCGTATTGTTTTTGAAACCATCTAATTCCACCAACAACGAATTTAAGGTGCTGTCTCTTTCATTCGAGGAACTTTCGCCGTCCGTTGACCTTTTTCTACCAACCGCGTCAATTTCATCAATAAATATAATACATGGCACATTTTTTTTGGCCAATTCGAAAAGCTCCTTTATTCTCGAAGAACCCACTCCTACGTATTTCTCTTGAAAATCTGAGCCAGATAATGGAATAAAACTGCAATTGGCCTCACCTGCTAATGCTTTGGCCAATAGTGTTTTACCTGTGCCAGGAGGCCCCTCTAAAATCAATCCTCTAGGTATTCTTACGTTATATTGGGCGTATTTTTTATAATTTTTCAAAATATCGACGCATTGTTGTAATTCTTGTTTGACATTTTCATAACCACCGACATCTTTGAAAAAGACATTGAAATTTTTAATGGCCTCGAAATTTTTTGATTTCGCGTTTTGTCTTTCTACATATCGTGACCTACCTGTTTGTTCATCTTCCTCAAAGAAGCCACTATTGTTGTTATTCTTATTATTGTTGTCATTATTGTCATTGTTTTCGTCATCGTTTTCGAAATTACCAAAAATGCCGTTGTTTTTAATATTACCATCATCGTCTAATTCGATGCCGAGTGATTGTAAAATACTTGACTTGTTTAAAATGATGCGTATTCGGGGCGGATGTTCACCGTTTTCATTAGTGTTATCTTCATTCATGTTATCCGTTTCATTGTAAAATTGATTTTCTGCACCTAAAATACTGTCGGTTTGAATCGTAACATTTTTAGAATTTAATCTTCGTAACTCTTCAATATAATCAGGACGAGTGATGGGATACCGTTTGATTACAATATTATATTTATTTTCATTTGCATTTGTCTCGTTACGAGGCAGTCTTTCACTAAAATATTTTCTAGAAAAGGGATTGTATCTATTTTTATCATTTTCTATAAAAACACGTCTGTTATTTACGTGAATTATTTGTAATCCGTTGGTTGTCGAATCTAGTAGACAATAGAAAAGAAAAATATGAAAGAACGATAAGAAACAATGCATATACAAAATAAAACAAAAAGTTTTTATATTATTATTTTTTCTATAATAATATATTTTTCTACAATACTATTTTTTCTATAATACTATTCTCTTACAATATTTCCATATTCTTATAGTTCTTTTTTATTTGGGCGAGTAGTGCCATAAAGGGCGTTTGGTCTTTTCCATATAATAACGAATCATGCACTAATTTTAAGTTACCTACTAAACTTTGTTTGTTGACGTGTAACCATAATACAAACAATAAAAATAGACCACCCAGGAAATAAATATCTCTCGTTTTGATGACTTCATTTCGTAGATAATAAAGTGGTACTGCTTTAATGAGTGTATTGATAATGATAAAATAAAATATGGTTCTTCGACTGGTTCCATATAGTAACATCAATAGTAGCATAATTAGATTATCAATGACTCCTAATATAAGGGCAAATTTGGGCGAATACATAGTAAACTTGAACGCATATAATATATACCACACGTAAATCCAATATGAAAATACTAAATCAGCGCGCAATGCTGCCATTATATATATGAGCGGATATTTTAACATTTTTTGGACAAAAGAAAATAGGTATTTTAGTGTAAAAAGCTTAAAATATTAGCAAAATAATAAAGTAAAATGCGACAAAGACCAGCCGCGAATAATAGTATGAATAGTAATATACATAATACCATACATAAAAGCAACGCGAATGCGAATGTTACCATGACCAGGTGTAATAAAGGAGGTGTCAAAATTAAAGAAGCTGGAAATGGTTATACAAACGACCCTTTTGCAGGAGTCAACCCATTTAAAGAGGAGAGAAATGAGACCATCCAATACGAGAAATCCGCATACGATAGAATTGATTTAAATATAGCAAATTATTCACGTAATGATTTATTTAGTCTATTTGGTTTGAAAAGCATGAGTCTTACCGAAGATATCATGAAGGAATGTAAAAAAATTGTTCTGAAAACCCATCCAGATAAATCACAATTAGAACCCAAATATTTTCTATTCTTTTCGAGCGCCTACAAAAAACTAAAAGAAATTTACGATTTTCAAAATAAAACAAATAGTAAAAAAGCGACCGACAGCAATGAATATTACGACTCGAGTAATCGAGATGTGTTAGACATGGTGTTTGACACCAAAAAAGATTTAAAGGACCCTAAAAATTTCAATAAATGGTTTAATGAACAGTTTGATAAACATAAATTAGACGACCCTAATGAAACTGGTTACGGCAGCTGGCTAAAATCAGACGAAGACATTGTTTATACGCCAAATGTAACGAAATCCAATATGGCGGCCGAAATAGAGAAAAGGAAAAAAGAGGTTCAAACGCTCACGACTTATTCTGGGGTTGGAGACACTTATTCGTCCACCTTTGGCGGTTCTTCCTTAATGGTCTATGATAGCAATTTTACATCGGGTTCACTATTTAGTGGAGATGGTATGGGTTATACGGATTTACGTCAAGCATACGTAGAATCTGTCATTCCTGTAACGGAAGAAGATTATCGAAAAACGAAACAGTTTCACAGTATAGACGAATATAAACGGCACCGAGAGTCGGTCAACACTACGCCGCTCAGCAAGGAGGAGGCGATGCGGCAATTATATAGGGAAAACAAAAATAAAGATGAAGAATCCGCAGCATTGGCGTTCTATTATGCACAGCAATCGGAAAAGGCGAAAAAGAACCAAGACAAATTCTGGGGGGAATTGAAGCAGGTAACCAACTGGTAATCCACTTTTAGAAAAAGTGGAGCAAAATCCATATCCACCTTTGAGAAAGGTGGAGCCAAATCCACTTTTAGAAAAAGTGGAGCAAAATCCATATCCGCCTTTGGAAACCAAGGGTGCTTCGCTGAAGGTTGTAACGAAGTAAGAGCCAAAAATTTTGTTATACTTTTTCTAAAAGTATAGGTGGAGACAA